CTTATGTATTTTTAAACCCTTTTTGTTACAATAGATTTTTAATTTACTGTGTGACTCTTCAGATATTTTAATATTCTTTATTTTCATTTAATTAACAAAGTAGAAAAAAGGTAGAAAAAAATCATACCAACTAATAAATATGTTGTGATGATATTTGCACTTTCGTTTTTTTTCTAATATTTATGTTATAAATAAATTAAAGTAATTAAAAAAACATGGCAACATCTAACAAAGTTTTCGTATCTCCAGGTGTATATACATCAGAGAGAGATTTAAGTTTTGTCGCTCAGAGTGTCGGTGTAACAACTTTAGGTATTGTTGGTGAAACTTTATCGGGTCCTGCATTTGAACCTATATTTATCACTAACTTCGACGAGTTTACATCTTACTTCGGAGGTACAAACCCAACTAAATTTGTAAATACACAAATACCCAAATATGAGACATCATACATTGCTAAGGCATATCTACAGCAATCAAATCAACTATTTGTAACTAGAGTTTTAGGTTTATCTGGTTATGATGCTGGTCCTTCGTGGTCAATCACCTCGGTCGGTAATGTTGATAAGTCAACTGTCATACCATCATCAACAGGAGGACCTGTAGATATTACTTTTACAGGTACTTCAGGTAATAGTTCAACTGTTGAGATTACTAACTATAGTGGATTACCTGATTATATCAAAAATTATTTTACAATACCTTACACTACATTCGCAGGAGGTAGTAGTACGATTAAATCAGATTTAGAATCAATTTTTTATGAGGATATTGTAAATAATACTACTCCAGGTCAAACACTTGCAGTTTTTGGAACTCTATCCTCAAGTACATATAATACCTTAACTGGTGTATCTGCAAACTACTCACAAGATAATAATGTATTTGGTGTAAGTGGTGTAACTACTGAAAATAATGATTTTGAGGCTTCTGAAAATGACCCTTGGTATTACTCATTATTTCCTTACGAATCTAATGATTATACGGGAGTGGCGTTCGGTGCTATAACAAGAACAATATTTAATTCTTCAGGTAATAATTATGTTGGTACCGCTAGAGTTTATTGGACACGATATGAATCTGACCCCTTATCTGAATATCATGATATGATATTATCAACTTTCCGTTCAAGAGGTATTGCTACTTATTCGACTGATAGTGGTCCTGTATATCAAGTAAGTGGATTAACGGATTTGAAAATCGATAGTTCAGGTGCATATTCAGCAATAACAAGTAATCCTTTTTCTACCTTCCAAATTTCTGGTATTACAAAAAATAATGAGACATTTACATTTAAAACTTCTTTTGATATTAGTGACGCTAATTATTTAACTAAAGTTTTTGGTCAATCTAATTTTGCAAAACCAAGAACTGAGGTACCAATCTTTATAGAAGAAAATTATTATAATTTATTAAATGTGGGATATAGAGAGGGTAAGATTAGAGGATTAAATACTGAACTATTATCTTTAGAGGGAGCTAGAACAGATTTGGATAATACAGGTATTGGTTGGTACTTAGACAGATATCAAACTCCATCAACACCTTACGTTGTATCTGAATTAAGAGGTAACCAAGTATATGACTTGTTTAGGTTTATTACAATTTCTGACGGTAACTCAGCAAACAGAGAAGTAAAAATTTCAATTGCAAATATATCATTTAATAATGGTACTTTTGATGTAATTGTTAGAAGTTTTAATGATACTGATGCAAACCCTGTAGTATTAGAAAAATTCACAAGTTGTTCTTTAGATATATCACAAAATAACTATATAGGTAAAAAAATAGGTACATCAAATGGTGAGTTTGAATTAAAATCTAGATACATTATGGTTGAGATGAATGAAGACGCACCAATAGATGCGTTACCATGTGGATTTAGAGGATATCAAACAAGGCAATATACTACATATAAATCACCACATTTAATTTATAAAACTAAATACTACACTGCGGGTGAGATTATTTATAACCCTCCGTTTGGTAGTGCAAATGGTGACAACATAACGAGAAGTGGTGGTGATAAAGTAAGAAAAACTTATTTAGGTGTTTCAGACACTGTGGGTATTGATGTCGATTTCCTTTCTTATAAGGGTAAACAAAATCCTACAAATTTAGATACCGCGACTGAGTCTTCTAGTTGGTCTTACCTAACAAAAGGATTCCATATGGACTCAGGGGCGACTGTTGTTACAATTCCTGCGGGTTATACAACATCAGGAACATCGGCGTTTGAGGTTGGTGAAACTTCGTTTAGGACTGAACCGTCTAGTGAAACTGACCCATATTACAAATTAAATTCTAGAAAGTTTACTTTAACACCATCAGGTGGTTTTGACGGATGGGACATTTACAGAGAGTATAGAACTAATGCTGACAGATATACATTAGGTAATACGGGTTTCTTAAAAGGAGCGGCGGCAAGTCCTTCATATCCTGATGGGACAGGTTGGGGAGCATTTAAACCAATTCCTGGTCCTAATAAAGAAAATTGGGCAAATACTGATTACTACGCATACCTATGGGGACAATCAACGTTCGCAAACCCTGAAGCTGTAAACATAAATATATTTGCAACACCTGGTATTGATTATGTTAATAATTCAAACTTAATAGAATCAGCTATAGACTTAGTAGAAACAGATAGAGCGGATTCCGTTTATATCTGTACAACTCCTGACTATAAGATGTTTGTACCAACAACATCTAATTTCACAACTGATTTTATATACCCTGAGGAAGTAATTGATAATTTAGAAGAAACAGGTATTGATTCTAATTATACTGCAACTTACTACCCATGGATTTTAACCAGAGATTCAGTAAACAACACTCAAATCTATTTACCACCAACTGCTGAAGTTGTTAGAAACTTAGCATTAACTGATAACATTGCGTTCCCATGGTTCGCATCTGCGGGTTATACAAGAGGTCTTGTTAATGGTATTAAAGCACGTAAGAAGTTAACACAAGACGATAGAGACATTCTATATAAGGGTAGAATTAACCCAATTGCAACATTCTCAGATGTTGGTACAGTTATTTGGGGTAACAAAACTCTGCAAGTTAGAGAATCTGCGTTAGATAGATTAAATGTTAGAAGGTTGTTACTACAAGCACGTAAGTTAATTTCGGCAGTTGCGGTTAGGTTGTTGTTTGAACAAAATGATGACCAAGTAAGACAAGAGTTCTTGGACTCAGTAAACCCAATCTTGGATTCTATCAGAAGAGATAGAGGTTTAATTGACTTTAGAGTTGTTGTTCAAAACACTCCTGAGGATTTAGATGCTAACCAATTAGTAGGTAAAATTTATCTAAAACCAACAAGAGCGCTTGAGTTCATAGACATCGAGTTCTTAATTACTCCAACAGGAGCGTCTTTTGAGGATATCTGATAATTATATAATGGGGGATACTTCGGTGTCCCCCATTTATTACTTTTAATTAAACGTTTAATAAAAAATAAAAATATGAAATTTAAAAAGAAAGTTCTTAGAGAAGCACTAGAAGTTAAAAACAACGGTGTAAAAACTTATTCTGAAAAACCTCAGAATATTATTGTTACTGAATCTCAATTAGAAAGATTGATTGAAAAATTGAACAAGTAATATGAGTCTTAAAAAGATTATAAGAAGAAATCTTAATAACCTTAGGGAGGGTATAGAAGAAGGTCAACCTGATTTAAAGTATTATGCTTTTGATTGGGATGACAATATTGTTATTATGCCCACTCAAATTATGTTAAAATCTGAACAAGGTGGTGAAGTCGGTATGTCTACAGAGGACTTTGCCGAGTACCGACAAAAAATCGGTAAAGAACCTTTTGATTACAACGGAGAAATGATTGTTGGTTATGCAGAAGACCCTTACCGAAATTTTGGTATACAGGGTGATAAGAAATTTATCGTGGACTCTTTATTAGCTCAACCAGGTCCTTCATGGGACGATTTTGTTGAGTGTATTAATGGGGGTTCTATTTTTGCGATAATAACAGCAAGAGGACATACACCTACGGTTTTAAGAGACTCTATTTATAATTTTATTGTGACTAACCATAATGGTATTAGTGCGGAGTCTTTAATCCAAAACCTAAAAGAATACCGTGACTTATCGGGAGAGGTAATGAGAGATGACCAATTATTAATTAAAGAGTATTTGGACATGTGTAAATACCATCCTGTGACTTATGGTGAGGGGTCTGCTTCTAACCCTGAAGAAGGTAAAATAAAAGCATTAAGAGAATTTATTAACTATGTTAAGTATCAGAGCCGTAAACTAGGTCAAAAAGTATCATTTACAAATGATGTAACTAACAATTTTGTACCTCAAATAGGATTTTCTGATGATGACCCAGGCAATATTGAATCTATAAAGTCATTTCTAGAAAAAGAATATGAAGATGAAAAACCAGTTAAAACTTATTTAACAAAAGGAGGAGAGAAAAAAGAAGTTTAAATTTCTTAAGTCTGGATTCTAGTTAAGGATTTTACAATGAAAAAAGTAAAAGTAAAGAGAAAAAAGTTTTAACCTGATATTTATAATTAAATAAACACGAAAAATTTAAAACCAAAATACTATGGCTGATTTATTAATGAAAATGCCCGTCCCTTATGAACCAAAAAGGAAAAACCGATTTATATTGAGTTTCCCTTCTTCATTAGGTATTAACTCTTGGTACGTTGAGTCTACCTCAAGACCTCAAATTAGTATCAACCCAACAGAAATTCCATTCTTAAACACATCAACTTATGTTGCTGGTAGATTTACATGGAATACGATTAACGTTACGTTTAGAGACCCTATCGGACCTTCAGCGTCACAAGCCCTTATGGAATGGGTTCGTTTAACTGCGGAGTCTGTAACAGGTCGTATGGGATACGCTGCGGGTTATAAGAAAGACTTAGACCTTGAAATGTTAGACCCAACAGGTGTTGCTGTTGAAAAGTGGATATTACAAGGAACATTCTTAACTGATGTTAACTTCGATAGTTTGGGATATAGTGACGATGCATTGGCAACAATCACCGCTACATTACGTCCTGATAGATGTATTTTGGTTTACTAATACTATTGATAAAAAATCATTAAGTAATATATTTAACCATAGGGTTCATTCCCTATGGTTTTTTTATATATAAAAAATGGAAGATACGTCAAGACAATACGGACAACAAGACTTTAATTTACCTCATGATGTGGTGACACTACCATCTAAAGGAAAGTTTTATAAAAATAAAAAAAAGTCTTTAAAGGTTGGTTATTTAACCGCACATGATGAAAATATATTAATTTCAGCAAGTAATAATGATAATATAGTTAGAACTTTGTTAAAAAATAAAATATATGAACCAGATTTTAATGTAGACGAACTTTTGGAAAGTGATGTTGAAGCTATATTAATATTTTTAAGGAACACATCTTTTGGTCCCGAATATAATTTTACACTTAGAGACCCAAAAACCAGTAAAGAATTTAAAAAAACCATTCTGTTAGATGAATTAGATATTACAGAACCAACAATAGAACCAAATAACGAAGGGTTATTTGAGTTTATATTACCAAAATCGGGTAAAAGAGTTTTATGTAGAATTTTAAATATAGGTGATATTAATGAAATTAATAATATATCTTCACAATACCCTGAAGGAATGGTTGCACCTATTGTAACTAAAAGACTAGAAAAACATATTGTGTCTGTTGATGATATAACAGATAGAGAGGAGATAAGTAAATTTATAATTAATTTACCTATTGCGGACTCAAAATTTATAAGAAATAAAATAAAAGATTGTGAACCACGGTTAAAACTTAACCGAATTGTAAATGCCCCGTCAGGAGAAAAAGTGGAGGTTAGAATCACTTTTGGGGCGGAGTTTTTTCGTCCTTTCTTCTGAATATAGGGTAATTCTGCTCGATGAGATTTATTATTTATGTAAACACTTACATATGTCTTACACAGAATTAATGAAAATGCCTACATACGAAAGAAAGTATTTTTTAAACAAATTAAGTGAAGAGTTTAAAAAAAGAAATGAAGCCATAGAAAATGCTAAAAGTAAAAGATAAGTATTTATAGATATAAAGTTATCTTTAAATGGCTGAAGAGAATAATACAGGAAGTGGTCGAAGTAGATTAGACCCAAGCAGACTAGACCCAACTAATGTGATGGCCGAGTCTGCCGATAAGACAAGACAGAGTGTTAAAGGTTTAACAGACGAAATTAAATTATCGGAATATAGTCTCACTGAATACGCAAAAACATTTAGAGACTCAATATCTCCTTCAAATATTTTTAAAACTAAATTAGCTCTTGAAGATTTAACTTTAACCCTAACACGAGAAACTTTAGGACAAACTAAAGTCATTTCTGAAGGAATAGAAACGGCAGTAGCTAAGGCAACACAAGACACTTCATTATACGGAATTAATGTAGATGATAATTTACGTTTAATGAAAGAAATTAATGAAGTTATGGAAGTGAATACACTATTAAGTTCTGAACAAATAACTAATATGCAATTATTGGCGAGAAGTTCGGGAGCGGCATCCAAAGATATTGCAACCATGGTTAAAGGTTTTAGAGACCTTGGAATTGGTACTGATGAAGCAATTACCAATATCCATAATATGGGTCAACAAGCAAGGTCTTACGGAATTAATGTTTCACAATTTATGGGTAAAATAAGTGAAAATCTTAAAAAATTAAGTTCATACAATTTTAGAGATGGTATCAAAGGGTTTACCGAAATGGTTGCTAAGGCTCAAGCGTTAAGAATCGATGTAGGTAATACTTTTAAAATGGCTCAAGATTTGATGGACCCTGAAAAGGCAATTGAAATGGCTGCAGGATTCCAAATGGTTGGGGGTGCAGTAGGTTCATTAGGTGACCCATTTAAGTTATTACACATGGCTCAAACTGATGTGGCTGGATTACAAGACGAATTATTAAAAGCATCCGAAAGTGCTGTTACTTTTAATGAAGAGACAGGTGAATTTGACATACCAGTTAGTGAAATGTATCGTTTAAGGGAAATGGCACA